TCAGTGGTAGAACACCACCTTGCCAAGGTGGGGGTCGCGAGTTCGAACCTCGTCTTCCGCTCCAAATATTAAGGCGGCATAGCCAAGTGGTAAGGCACAGGTCTGCAACACCTTTATCACCGGTTCAAATCCGGTTGCCGCCTCCATAATTTATTATTTAATCGGTTTATCCGATTTTTTTTATCTCCATTGTGCCGGTGTGGCGGAATTGGCAGACGCGCACGACTCAAAATCGTGTTCCTTTGGAGTGTCGGTTCGACCCCGACCACCGGTATCATTTAAATCGTTGATTTGACGGGCGTTTCATGCGTAAGCATGAGGCGCTTTTTTACGTTTTAGACGTATAATGTGCGTCAAATTAGTCGTTAGCATGTTCGCTATCAGACCGTTTTCCTTAAAACTAAGGAAGGCGGTCTTTTTCTATGTCTAAGCGTAATAACGAATTGGTAGGACGGGAACTCGATCTCGTGAGTCGTTCGGTATCAATGCAGGTGACTACGTTTGATGAAGCGTTGGCAGTATTTATAAAGGATGCGAAACGACGTGGCTTGCGCGAATTTACGATTACTTACTATCAACGTGAATTAAATCATTTCCGTACGTTCTTAGTCAGCGTAGGTCATTCGCTATTTATTCACGACGTACAGCGGAAGCACCTAGAGGAGTTAGTCGAGGATATGCAAGTACGCGGTCTCCGGACAACAACGATAAACTCTAAGCTACGCGCAATTCGAGCGTTCTTTCATTGGCTACTAGAAAATAAATACTTAGCCGTAAATGACCTGGCGAAGTTTCCGTTAGTACGTGATCGTAAGAACAACGTTGAAACGTTTACAGTTAAACAATTACATGCGCTATTCAATGCGACGGACAAGCGTACATTCACTGGCCAGCGAGACTATACGTTTATGATGCTACTTCTCGAAACTGGAATCCGTTTAAATGAAGCTTGCGGTATTTTAGTAGAAGATGTGAAGCTATCGGAAGGTCTCGTGTTTATTCGTAATACGAAAAATCATTATCATCGCTATGTACCGATACAAGCGAAAATGAAGGAGCAGCTTCGTCGGTATCTTCAATTAAGAGGGACATGCGAAACAGATGCGTTATTTGTCACATTAGAAGGTACAGGAATGAAACGTAATTCTCTGCAGAAGATAGTCGCTCAATACGGTAATAAGGCAGGCATAAAGGGCGTCAGATGCTCGCCTCATACAATGCGTCATACATTCGCAAAGCTATCCGTTATGAATGGCGCTGGAATATTCGAATTACAAAAGATACTCGGACACTCAACGATGGAGATGGTAAAAACCTATGTAAATCTATTTTCAACGGAGGTTCACGACAAACATCGTGAGTTTAGTCCGTTAAATAATCTTTAGACAAAAAGAAAAAGCCGAGTGCGCTAACACTCGACCTTAACTGAATATGACTACCGTTAGAACGATAGCATACACACCAATGTAATGCTATTTTACAGCCTTCGCGAAAAAATTTCAACGTCTAGGCTTATTTAAGTGCGCCTATTTTTTGGTAGTCCGACGTGGAATGCCTAGTAACACGTTAAACTTGACCGGTTTGTACGATAGCCGCCGCAATAATTATCGTTAGGACAACACTATAAGGTCGCCGTATGTGCCTTAGTTGTCTGAATGGTGCTGCCGACCATTAACGGGCAGGAGTGGAAGGACTGGCGCTTTACGGAGCGCGTAGGACGTATCACACATCGTAATTGTTGTTGAGTTACGCAAATAAGACGTATAGACATTTATGCTAGGCGTAGAAAGACGCCCAAGCGGATTACGAGAACTATCGGGGGCAGTAGTAGATTAGTAGATACGTTGAGTAGAAATACTCGCGAATACATACGGCGATACAATACGGATACCATAGTTATACTGATCCATGAAAATTGCGGTTCGTCTGTCTTACATGACTGATAACTACGTCTTTTATTTCGTACTATCAGCGTGTAGGCAGACGAACTGCGTCCAAGCCGTTGTCCATGTTGCCGGCTCCATGATGGCGGTAAGCCTAAAACACTGTCAACTGTTATAGTAGATAAAATTGAAAAATATTAAAAATTCTTTTCGTATTTCTTAACTAGCTCGTAAGTTATTGGATAAAATAATATACCAAAATCCGCTATTCCTCTATTATTTAAAAACCCTTTTGCTATGGAGATTATTTTGGAAGAATCTTTTCCTAAAAATGATATTGCAAAGTCTAATTCCTCTAACTCCTTTTTAAAAAGCTCATAATCACTAGCATATAATCGGCATATAGAAATTCTTCCTAAATGGTTAAATATCATACCTAGTGCATTTGATAGTGTAGCAACACTGTCTGGGAAATTTATTTCGCAAATTTCTTCTGCAACTGTATCACGAAGTCTTAATATATATTCTAAAACTGTAATATTTCCGAAGATTGTTTCAATAGGTTGCGTTAAGGAAAAAGTTACATTATCGTTTATATCCTTTGCACCTAATAGTTTTAATAATTCAATTTGTGAAGCATGATATTCTGTATATCCACGATTGGCAAAATAAACATCAGGTTTTTTAGCTGAAAAGGTAATTACATCATACATATGTGTAAACTCGTGGAATAAGATATATTCCATACTTTTATTTAAAATATTTGAACCAACTATTAGTGTATGTTTATCAGTTTGTACATTATAATAATGTGATGCATTATTTTTGGCTTCGTCTATTACTATTTCAAATGTAGGCATTTTCTCGGTAAGCATAAATTTTTTATATGATGTTAGTTTTTGGTTAATATAACTTTTGATGAGTGGAATTTTTTTGTTCATTAGGATCAACCTCTATTCAGCTAAATTTATATTATATAAATATTAACATAAATACCTATTATCAATAAGAGAGTATCTCCTGTTTTTTGTTTGAGTGTAGTACAAAAAACGCCTCACTGCGAGGGCAGTAAAGCGTCATATTTTTGGAAAAAGCTAATAGCACGTTGTTGCTATATAGCTTATGAAGCTGATATGTCGTTTTAGAACTAACTTTTGATGCTTTTTAAAAAGTCGCGAATCTCGACTGCATGAGCTGCTAGTAAATATCCGCAACAACAAGCGATTAATAATTCTATAGCTTTACTGCGGTGACCTAACGCCCAAGAAGCGCCAGCAAATACGATGACCAATACAACGCCTTGATCGAACAGAGTCATAACTGTACTGTAAATTTTAAAAAACGTGCTACCTCCGTCGTTTGCGTATGCAATTCCTGGAGTCAGTAATAAAGGAATCGTTGAAAACGTAATTTTATGGATACTTTTTCGCGGTTTTATTTCCGACACAATTTCCTTTGGTTTACGGACTACTAACGGACTAAAACTTTCTTTCAATTCCCAAGCAATTTCCACTGTTGCACCTCCGAATATTTTTTGCGAATACGGGTTAAAGTAAGAAAAAATATAGCGAGGTGTTTTAGATGTTTTTTGTAGTAGGGCTAGGTATCGGTGCAGGAGCATATGTAGTACTACATCATGTTATCCCGGCAATTTTTAATTAATAATTGTAAGAGATTGAGCGCAGGCATAGACGGCCTGTGTTTTTTTTATTTCTCGTACACAAAAATTTCCTTAATATCGTAAGTGCGTGTCGTATCTAATTCGTTCATTGCGTCTAGGATTTTATTCAATGTTTCAAAAGTGATTCCTTTGGATATATCGTTTACTATTTCATGAAGTGTGGCTGGTCTGATTCCGGCTTTAACTGCGATTGCATTGCGTGTTAATGTAGTGTTTTCTAATGTCTCTTTCAGTGTAATTTTTATTGTCATAATATCACTCCTCGCTCGTAGTATAGCATGTTTGAAAACATTTTAAAACTTCTCCCGTATTACGCTTGACGTATCATATGCGGGGTGTTATATTTATATTACGGCTAAGGTAATACTTTTTAAGTAATGATGCGAAAGTGTTACTTATGTGAAGAATTTAAAATATGGGGGGCTTTACAGATGAATCAAACGATTGAACACGTAACGTTAGACGACAACTACTCAGTGACGATGGTGACAACGCAATTATTGGAAGGTGTGCAACTAATTACTTGCGCAGATGAATGTGAGGCCACGTTAATGATTAATGACCAGGACATCAATCTAGTTTATACAGCGGAATTAGCTAGTATCATAGGAAACCTTAGCGACTACACAGCTGAACAACTACTCGTGTCATTGGCGCAAGTTGATCGCTTAGCTTCGTAATATGTATTACTAATCGGTATACGGAGCTGTATATTACTCGCCTCGAAGGTGTGATGTATTTGGCGATGCATCAACGCGGAGAGAAGGCGATCGGAGCGTAGATAGACGGATTCTATTGCGCTACATACATCATGAGTAGTTGGCGATGCTCACAGAATAACAACAGTATTGCAAACGGTATTTAGCGGTTTAACCAAGCAAAACATACAGGCGACTTTATTATAGATAGAATTGAATTTTACTTGGAATGTGCGCAGTTCCAGGTTTTACGCTAGGGGCGGCTGCAAACGTCTCTAGCCTTTTGTTTTCCTTTGCTAAACCCGTTGATTTAGGCGTCCTAGCAGCGTAGTAGATGTATTTATCATACGAAAGATAAAGCGTCTTAAAACGTACTATCACAAAGGGAGAGCACCGATTCACTGTCGATAGCAAACGAAGGTATTTAGACTTGTTTTATTTAAAAAGTGTGCGACAACTAATTATTTCGCGGATATAAGTCAGTAAGAATAAATATTTTCGAAAAGTTGTCCCAAAATAGGACGTTTTAGTGTGCGGGATATAGTAGATAAAGTTTTTCGGAAAGTTCCCGACGTCGGGAAGGTATGACGCAAATCGTGGCACGAATATCATGTTAATAGGGGATTGACGCTTAGGGAGAGTAAGACTGGACGGAATTAGAGGAAATAATTTTTAAAAAATGCAAAAAACTGCTTTACATTTGCAAGCAGGGACCGATATAATGGAGAGTGATACGTCTGTTTTCGCGCAGACTTCACTTATTTTATACTATCTTATTTACATTTTCATTATACAGGAGGATGAACAACAATGCAAGTGGTTTAACAAAATTAATTATGGAGGTTTTAAAATGAGCGATAAACAGATTTTGATTGTAAAAGATTTAGGTGTTTCCATCTCATTAATGGAGCGAGGGCATAACTTGATTGCGCAGATGATGAGTGAGCGATATGAGGGTTTGAAGCTATACGTTTTTCACAATACGGCCAGCTTGGAATCAGACATCTTAGACTACCCACCTAGCACCTACTACTCAACTGATTAGCTACTAAACTGCATACCTAGTTATATATTAGTTATTTGTACCGAAAAGGTACACTTTTAAGGGGGCTTATTATGTTAACGAAATGTATTTTATCTATGAGAGTTGCGCGTGACTTGCTTGCGAGGGGCTGTAAGATGATCGATGTCGACACTTCTACAGCACGTCCGGGCAACGTTGTATTCATTTTTGAAGTAAACGAACATTTTAACCAGGCGTTAGCAGAAATATCACAAAAGGGGCGATGAGGATTGAAACGACAGGAACTGAACGACACAATTGCGAAAATTAGCGAGCTTTACATTAGTACCCGAAAGCGTTACATCATCCAGACTCAGCAGAACTACATCACGTTAGATGGCTATAAAAATCCAAGCGTATGGACGTTGACTGATAGTCTGATTGAGCGACATTTAAACGGGGTGAACACTTACGGTGTATTTAATGGTAACAGTGTTAACAAATTTATAACCTTCGACATAGATTACGCTGACGACCAGGCACTCGCGCGATGGTCTACGTTGAAGCTGATTTACGCATTAGAGAATGATTTCAATATCCCGGCAGCAGATATTCACGTTTCATTCAGCGGAAATAAAGGCTATCATGTCGATTTATTCTTTGATGTCCCGATTTCGTCCGATGATGCAAAGTCTTTCTACAGGCAAGTAATTAAGACTGCAGATTTGCCGAGTGAAAAGGTTGAGTATCGTCCGACGTATGCGCAGGCGGTAAAGTTGCCACTCGGAATAAATCAAAAGACTGGCGCGCGTTGTTGGTTCGTTGATCGCGAGACGTTAGAGCCTATCGAATCCTTCGATTATTTAAACGATGTTGAGCCGATGGATCATGCGCTTATACTCGACGCACTAATTGAATTAACGCCTGAACAAGAGGCGGAATTTAGAGAAGTTGTTGAGCGTACTAACGTTGATGTGACGGCTGTTAGTCACGAAAAGGCTCAGTCGAAGGTTATCGGCATACTAAAAGCCGGACAGCTTCTATTCAGTAATACACGCCACGAAACGACGGTCCTACTTGCTGCGTTTTGTAATTCGCAAGGATACGGAGAGGCCGAAGCAATCGATCTAATTATGTCGATATTACTCGCTACGCCTACGGAATATTACAGTGATGGTAGTACAGCGGAGTATTGGCAGAAGGAAACGGAACGAATCGTAAAATTGGCGTTCGAGCGAGGCTACAAGTTAGGTAACGATGATATCGCGGTGAAGGTCTATAAGTCGGAGATACTCGCAGTTTTGAGCGTTGGTACGTTCCGACAGAAACAATTGGCTTATGCGATGTTGATTACGTCCAAAAGGTACGGTAAGTCTTTCTATTTAACTACTAGAACCGCTATGAGGATGATAGAAACGAAGTCGCATGAAACGATACAATCAGCGGTGAAAAAACTTGTCGAGGTTGGATTTATCGAATATGTACGTAAAGGCGAGATTGATAGAGCGAAAAGTAGTCAAATAGGACATGCGTTTTATAAGCCGAATCGCTATCGAATTTTAATTGATAAACCGCAAGCTGACGATAAAAGTGTGGATGTTTTGCCTAATCAATCTTTAGTCGACGTTACGTATCAGCTATTAGATATTAAAGAGTTACGTAGAGTCATATCACGCAAGGAGCTAGGTAATCGTTGGGCTCGTTAACTACGGTATTAGTTATATATTAGTTATTTGTACCGAAAAGGGACACTTTTAAGCACTACAAACCACAGAAAAGAGGAATTAGATGACGACACAAACTGTGCAGAAAAACCCGAGCGCGAAGCAATTAGAACAAGATATTAGAGCCTTTTGGTTCAAACATTACCCAAAAAGAAAAAGCTACTCCGATGCACAAAGAAACCTGTTGGCGCAGGACTTTGTAAATGAGCAGCTTGAATTATGGGGAGTAGACTTATACATGATTTCTGACATCAAGGTCTATCACCCAGCTTATTTAAAAACAACGAGTTTTCGTAAGGCTAATATATATGATATTCTAGCTGACTTTATGATTGCGGTCAATAATGCAACTGCGGAGAAAGAGGAAGCATACCCGGCATATTCGGAAGAACAGGAGCGTTATCGCACGCAAAAACGGGCGCAACATGAGTTAGCTATTTTTGAAGTTGAAGAAGATAGCGATGTGCAACCGGCTTATACAATATCTCCGGATGACATGGAAAAACATCGAGAGGCGGAAATAGAAACGATGCGCGTCGAGCGTGAACATATCGAAGATTTTATTCAGAAACTAAAGTCTAAGCCGACGCTGTACGCTCGTAGATTGCAAATTGAATATGGAGGCACAGCTAGAGAGATCGCTCGCAAAATATACAAGTTGGACCCGAAGAAAATTCAACAGTGCAAAATCTGTAACGAGTGGTTTTATCCTAAACATGCTAAGACGGAGGTGTGTGATTTATCGGTCATGTACAAAGCGGTGAATATGGGCAATTACGTGCAACATGTAGCGACAAAACAAAGCGCTTGTTGGCATGTGAGAAATGCTCGAAAAACCAGACAGGCCAAGGGTTCTTGTCCCATTTGACGATACCTTTTTTCCTACTAAATAGCCACTGGAAATACAAAGTTTCGGTGGTCCTTTTATTTTAAAGTGAAAGTTTCAAAGTGTAACAAATCATAACAAAATAGAACAAAAAAGGCGGTGGCGGAAGTGGAGAACAATTTAGTAAGAGATATGCGAGGGGCTCATGGATTAACGGTGCGTGATTTTGCTGCGAGAATCGGCGTCACGCCTGCAACAGTAATCAGCGCCGAGAAGTCTGAGTTTATTACCCAGAAGATGAAAGCTAATGTTATGAGGTTTTTTGATTTGGATGACGTGTTTTTTGAATACGTAGAAAAGAGAAGAAAGTTGATGATCTATGAGAACGAGGGGAAAGGAGTGAGCTAATTTTTTTAGCTAAAAAACTCAAAAATCCATAGATTTATCTATCTTAACAATAACACAAAATAACTAAAAAGACAAGGGGAAATGAAAATATGGCGAAAACAACGAAAAAACAACTTATCGAGGAATACATTCAGAAAGCAGAAGAATTGAAGCAGCAAGCAAAACAATTACAAGCGAGAACTATCGGTGAAACACGCGAAGAGTATCACAAAGTTAAAATCGACACACGTCTAAGCCCAACAGGCAAAAACATTGAAAAAGAGGCTATTCGACAGTTCTATGCAGAACGCTTTTTAAGTGAAATGGATGTCATCAGAACTAAATACGACAAGTATGTCGCGGATGCTAAAAAACTTGCGCTGGAAATTACGTCAGAACCATTAGAGTTTGACGGTTCCCAAGCGCAAAAGGCAGCGTTTGAGCAGTCATTACGTGATTTAAAAGTGCGTATTGCACTTTATCCTTCACATGACACTGCGGTAGAGGAAATTGGAAAATTTGTGCAAGCGCAATCTAGTCCGTATTTTGCACAACAAATTGCGAATAATTTTGGTGAACTAATCGCGCCTTTAGCATTAACACCTAGTCTTGAAATTAAATCGGCGTTAAGACGTACCTACGATACAGCTAAACGACATGCAATTACAGATGAAACGCGATATGCGCAACAGGTGCTGGATGTTCCGGATAATCAGACGCTAATTCTGACGTTATCAGAAGCGCCAACTTTCCAAAACTTACAGAGCGCAATAGGACGTCGTGCAGCTAAAAGTGCAAACGACCCACAAGCTGAATTAGCGCGATTAGCTGTAGGTGATACCGATGAAAAATCAAAGCATAGTTACGGTGAATTTGAAGAAGAGGCAGAGCAAACTGAATAATACAATATTAACGCAAGGCATGACGTTTTAATCGACGTTGTGCCTTTTTCTATTCAAAGGAGGATACAAGGGATGAACGGAAAACAAATAGTAGTAAAAGCTGGCGGTGCTGTTAACTATATCGACAAGCGCAATTTTAAAGTTGACGCTGATTACATTCACTATGCTAACGATATCAAGCCTTTATTGTTACAGGTTGTGGTAAGTGATGCTCGATGGTCACGTGCTGCAGCCAAGTTACTAGAGGCGCTTACGCTAGCTATTAAACAAGTAGAGGGACAAGATGTCCAAGTTGAATTTAAACGCGTTTGCAAAGAGTTTGATTCTGTTATCAGCGATATGAATGGTAGGAAATCGTATGGAATTTAATCTCGATTTATCTCAACTAACAAGAGCTTTAAAGAAGTCGCCAGAGGCGGTAGGCAAGGCTTTGCTAACAGGACTGACGGACGTTAAGAACGATTGGCGAGCAGAAGCCGTTGATGCCGCACCTATTGATACTGGGAATCTGCGTCGACAAATTCAAACGGAGATATTTACAGGAGCCGATGAGGTTGGAGTAGAAGCTACCGCAAATTCAACCCGAGGTCCAGGTGTACTAACGTCCCAAAAGACAGGACGTAAAAAGCGCAACGATAAGCGATTTAATTACGCTTATTACATTCACGAAGATAAAGGGAACGTACTATCTGGCGAGAAAAAGTTCCTCGACAAACCTGCGAAAGATAATCAAGATAAGTGGCGACAATGGCTTGAAAAAGAGCTTGAAGAAGAGCTTAGAAAGGCGGGGTGGTAATTTATGAACCTAACCGCAATCTTCCAGGTTCGAGATCGTGGATCCGCACAGCTCCGTAAACTTACGCGGATGATGGATCAAATGAATAATAGTAGCAAAGTGACGAGTGGCAGCATGGCTAAAGCACAATCAGCAACCACTAGGCTTGGAAGCGCAGTATCATCCACATCTAATCGTATGAATGGCTTTGGGGCGAGCATTAGTCGATTACATGTTGGTTCTAATGGTCTCAGCGCTTCTTTCGGCGGACTTCAAAGCACGCTCGTAGGTTTGGCCAGCGCATATGTAGGGGCTAATGGTGCTGCGAAATTACTGAATGCTACCATCGGACAAGCTGCTCAATTCGAGCAAAGTAAAGCGATTATTCAAGCGGCATTCCAGGACGACGGCGCAACTAAGCAATATATGAAGATGGTTGATAAAATCGCTATTCAGAGTCCGTTGCTTAACTCAGGAGACATGTTTGCGGGATCCAAAGGCCTTCTTACTTTAACTAAAGATATGGGACAACTTGAAAAATCGTGGAAACTTGTTGAGCGTCTTGTTGCTAGTGATCCAACGAAAACAATCGACGATGCCGTTAGGGGACTTCGTGAGTTAAATTCTGGAGATACAATCAGTCTACGGGATGTATTTAACCTCGATAAAAACATTTTAAATGACGTTAAAGGCGGTTCTTTCGAGGAGCAACTGGCGGGAATAGATAAAGCTTTAAACAAGATGAACATAACACAAAAAACCGTTGAGGCAATGGGATCGACTACACTTGGTAGATGGAACAGTCTTAAAGAACGCGTCGGCACGCTTTTCCGTGACGCGGGCGATAAATCAAATACAAAATTAGGCGACTTTTTAAAACGTATTAATGATTCAATTGATAAATTGGATGTAAAAAGTATTAGCGATAAATTAGGTAATTTTTTAGGAAAAGCAACAGATAAAGCGATTGCAATGTACGACGCGTTCATGAAATGGCGCAAACCAATCGCATACGCAGCCGGAGCAATCGGCACGTTTGTAGCTGCGTTAGCTGTAGTAGGGACAATAGCAGCATTAGCGAACCCTATTAGCTTAATAGCGATGGGAATAGCTGCAGCCGCAGTCGGATTCAAGGCGCTATACGATAACAGCGAAACATTCCGAGGAGCTATTGACGGCATTGTCGGTAAAGTAAAAGAGCTATGGTCCGCATTTAAAAATGGCGGTACTAGCGGTTTAATAAGCGCATTGTTTCCGCCAGATATAGCAACTAAAGTGAACGGTATCATAGACGGAATTAAAACGAAAATATCGACATTAACAACGGCCTTTAAAAAAGGCGGCGTAGGTGGATTATTCGACGAAATCTTCGGTAAGGGATCGTTCGAAACGCTTAAGACCAAGTTCGAAGAAGTGAAGTCGTACATTTCCGAAAAAGTGGCGCAATTCATGCCGATTTTCGAGCGCTTAAAATCAGCATTTTCTCAAGCGTGGTCCACGGTGTCCGACATACTATCGAATGCATGGTCTATAATTGAGCCGTATCTGAGCGGTTTCTGGAACATGTTACAAGTTCTCGGAGATGTTGCAATGATCGTATTTAATAACGTTATCGCTCCGGCTATTTCTTTCCTGGTTCAACTGTTTTCTACTTTATGGGCTATCGCGCAGCCTATCTTATCGGCTTTAGGATTGGCGTGGGAGGCGTTGTCTACGATTATAAAGTGGGCATGGGACAACGTGTTAGCGCCACTTGTGGACTTTATCTTAACTGGCGTCAAAAATGCGTTCGATGAATTTTCCGGAGTATTATCAACTGTACAAGGTTGGTTTGAGACATTGAGCGGGTGGGTGAGTACGGCTTACGGACATGTAAAGGACTTTATTGGCTTTATCGGCAAAGCTAAATTACCGGACTGGATTACGAACGGAATAAGCTCGACTGTAAACTTCGTAGGAGGTTTAATCGGTGCTGACGGTGACAAAGGCGGTAAGAAATCGCACTACAGCGGCTTAGATGAAGTGCCATATGACGGTTATTGTATAGCCGCTTGACGGAGAAATTCGTCAATGAAAATCGGGCAAAATCGGTGGAGACTAAGGCTTAAGCTATGTTAACACCGAGGTAAGCGAGAACATCACTCGCCACCGTAGAGCGTAGAAGGTGAGCACTATGAGAGCAATAATCCTTCCAAGAGTGTCCGACACCGTATAGGTGAAAATGTACGCCGAGCTTGCGGGAAACCGTAAGAAGTAGAGGATAAAAAGCCTCTACGATAACAAACTGTATTCGGCACGATTACACAAAGGTGAACGCGTTTTAACTGCAAGAGAAAATCGTGATTATTCGGAAGGAAACGGAGGAAACGGTTCAGGCGGAGGAGTCGTTATCTCCGGCAACAACTTTACGGTTCGAGAAGAAGCAGACATTGAGAAGGTTGCGTATCAATTAGCGAAATTAATTGAAAGGCAGGCGACACAAGTTGGCTATTAAACCTACGATTCCTAAAGAAGGGAGTGGCTCCTCTCGCTTAATTGGATCAATCCGAGCTGTGGGATATAACTCTGGAGGTACTTTAAAGGCCGCAACTGTAACGAATGAGCATCCGAACTTAAAAGTTCTTATCGATGCTGACACTTTGGAAGTTGACGATGATATTATCGTATGTAATCCGCACTTATTGCCATATACAGAAACAGTGAGGATTAACGGTCAGGTCGTGACTATTGAGTATGACAATAAGCTGAAAGCAGGCGTTCGGGTGTTAGTATTCGAGCCGGAGGATCAGCAGTTATTATATGTATTATCGTTATCGGATGAATAAAAACGAAGGCAGGCGCATCAGCGCTTGTCTTTTTACATTTAAAAAGGGGATGGGAATATGACTAGAGACAATTTAAAGGCAATTTCAACACACACAATTTTAGCAGCATTTACAACGGCATTAGGCTCCGCAGACGGAGAAACTATTCCGGCCTTGCAAGAGGATTTAAGAGCGCTAAATCAAATGAAGGAGACGCCAGAAACGATTACAGCGCGCAGTTTAGTAACGTCAGCGATTATGTTCCATGTAACAGGTGACGCAGAACATCTACGAGCTGCAGCTGATGCTCGTGATAAGATTGGCGACTTATTAATTGCGGGAGGTGCTAACTAATATGAATATGAGCGAACGTAAAGCACGATTGAGACAGCTGCGTCGCGCTATTCAAGCGTTGGCGAAGAAAGCAGGCAAGGGGAAACTATCGAGCCAGGAACAAATGCAACTCGTAGCGATGGACCGAGAAAGTGAGCGCCTGGAGTCGATCATAAAGGGTGAACATGACGTAGCACACTTCGCATATGAATACTTTTCAGACGAACGCAATCCTGACAATGAGGCGGTTAACATTATCCGTAATTTCAGCGATGACCGACCGCATGAAACAATAGAAGAAATCGCAGCTATTCATCGCGATATGTATGACGTGTGTGATGCGATTACTAAGCGTAAAGATAAGCGATTCGTTATTGCTGCGCCCCGTGGTCATGCAAAAAGTTCGATAGTCAGTACAATCAAAGCGCTTCATTCGCTAGCATACGGCCACGATAATTACATCCTTATTATTTCCGAGACCGATACGCTTGCTAAGCGGTTGGTAGCGTCTATTGCTAACCAATTGAAACACAACGAACGTCTACGCGAGGACTTCGGAGAATTGCTTCATAAGCAGTCTACTAAGAACGAGCGCGATAACGAGGATACGTTCATTACTAGTAATAAGCAGTTAGTAGAGGCGTCGTCAGCAGGGAAGTCCTTACGTGGTAAAACCTTTAACGGTCAACGTCCTTCGCTTTGTATATGTGATGATTTATCTTCGCTGAACAATGAAGCAACGGAAGAACAGCGCCTAAAACTTATTCACTGGTGGAACTCAACAGTTGAGCCTCTACCGTCAGCAACAGGCCGAATTGTATTCGTAGGAACAAAAGTAACAGCAACCGGACTTTTATCGCACCTACTAGGACGCCGTGATTATAAACAACTATTCCATGCTGCAGTTATAAATGAGCCAGATAATCCACAGCTATGGTCAGACTATTTGCATATGTACACGGGCGAAGCAACTGACGCAGAGTTAGATGAATATTACGAGAAACATCGTGACGAGCTAGAAAGTGGAATAGAGTTAGCCTGGTCTAATATGTGGACTTACCGCGAGCTTATGCACAAAAAGGCGTCGCTAGGAAGTCGTGCCTTTGCTTCGGAGTATATGAACCAATCATTCGCGAGTGACGAACAGCACTTTTCACCGGAGGAATATGCATACGGTCGACGAGTATTTGACGGACAATCGCACCTAGATGCAATCGAATACAACGACAAGTATTATTATTTGCGCGACATGGATAAGGTAGCGTGTTGGGATCCGGCACTTGCGGGCAGTAAACGGTCAGCACTTAACGCATATGTGACGCTAGGACGCCATAAGGAAAGTGGGCTCGTATTCGTTTTAGATGTCTACGCAAGTCGACAAGTACCGTCTGAGTTTATTATGGAAATCTTACCGCGAATGGCCGAGTATAAGCCGCATAAATGCGTTGTTGAAGGTATTGGAGCGTACAGGGCTTTCGCTGAGCAACTAGAAGATACGATGCGCCATAACTCAATTTATCACACGCGTATGAAAACGATTAAAACGCATGGCACTAAGTCAAAGGCGAGCCGAATCGAATCGCTAGAAGTACCACTAGCTAACAAGTCGCTCATTCTTAATCGCGATCATAAAGAAGTGTACCGAGAGCTACAAGAATATCCTAACGGAGTTGTGGACGTTTTAGATGCGATTGAAATGGCGTTCACTAGCGCTAAAAAGCCGGAGGCAAGGATTATACCGAAACCGGATTGGTGGTACGGCCCGCCGATAGAAAATCCAGGCATATATAAATCGAGTGGTCGCCGTCAGGTAGGACGACAAATTTACTAAGATAACGGGAGGAATTACGAATATGACAAACGAAATTAAAACAATCGAGGAACATTACGAGCCAGCGGAGGTATTAGAGAGTGAGGCTTTCATGCAACCGACTTTACCGGACGCTGAAAACTACGACTTAAAGCCGCATCAAATCAAAGCAGCACAAGCCGTCATGATTAACGACATGACCTTCAAGAAACGTGGCAGCAAGCGCAAGCCTTATAAGCAAATCGCCGCTGAATTGGGAATAGACGAGGATACGCTTATTCGCTATCGAGCTATGCCGGAATTTCAACGCTATGTAAGGGATAGCGTACAGATGAGCGCTGGCTCTGCTATTCCAATGGCGATCACACGCTTGCAACAGTTAGCAGACGGCAGTATTACGGGAACTCCGTCAATCAGAGCTATCGAGATGTTACTCGAAATGGCAGGCGTTTATAGTAAGTCAACTAAGCACGAAGTAAGCGTCCAACAACCGATGTTACAAGCGCAAGTTACAGATGATGACATCGCTCGTATTATCGCTAAGGCAGACGCAGATGTTATCGAAATGACTGACGATACAAACGAATAG